CGGCCTGTGTTTTTTCAGCCATGATTGGCGTCTCCTTCTTTTACAGTGATGCGGCAAGCCCCTCGCTTGTCGCGTTTGATAGTGAGTAAGTCACAGAAAACCTCACGCTCATCGTCAGCAACGAGCGAGCGCAGTTCTTTCTTGATGGCCTCATGTTCTTTGGCTTTGTTTTGCGTCAGCACAAAGTCAGAGGCGAGTGATGTGAAATGATTGTCCTTGCTGGCATCACGCAGCTTGAGGCCGTTGATGTCGATGGAAGACCAGTCAATCTTGTACCGTGCTGCGTCCATTGGCGGCTCGGTATCATCAACAACGAATTGCCAGAAGTCAGCGACACGATCTATAACGGCATTAAAATATTCTTTGCTTCGATCAACGACACAGTAATCATGCGTGTTGCCAAAGATGACAGACAGATACGCTTTGTCTATGGCGTGGCAATGCATGTACATCTGAACCTGAGGCATGTAACTCTCAAGCATGTCGTTCATGTTGCGATTGCTAGATGTATGCTTGCACTCGACAACGTACTGCACACCTTCTTCATCTTCAGCAATAGCATCGACCTTGGCTTTGATAGGAATCTCTATGATTCCGACATGCGACCTGGCTTTTATTATGAGTTTCTTTTCTTCGACGTCTTCAGAAGCGCGAGGCATAGCCAAGCCAGTATCTTTGGACAGCCAATCAAGATTGAACTGCTCAGTCACATTGCCAAGGTTGACCTTGAAGATGTGGCTTAGATCATCCGGCTGCTTGCGACCTGTCTTGACCAGCCATAAGTCATGCCAGTCACCGCGTAATATATTGTAGAGGTCAGAACCTCCGATGAAACCCTTACGTTCCATGTTCACTCCTTTATTTATACTGCATTATTGCACATCTACCTGTGCATATCAATGCATTTATGCAGTTTGTTTCGCAAAAGAATACGCGGTGCAGCCATAGGTTCACAGATCTCTGCAAACTCTGCAAAAGATGGAAAGAACCTTGCTTTCTTCTTAACCTTATCGACAGCATAGATAACTATATCGGCAGGGTACTGCGACAATTCTCTAGCCAGTGCCTCGACTTTACCATTCAACATATCAGGATCGAATGAAGCACCAAGCGTAACTAATGGCGCAATTGTTTTGATGTGCTTCGTCATCAGCTTATGAGGTAAAGGCTCCATGCTTTGCTCCACTACTCTTAAAGCAGATTGGAGCTTGTCAATATCTTCACGCCCAATTGAATAGCCCATGAGTGTAAAGTCTTGGCTATGATTTTCTCGCAAGCTAGGAAGCAAGGAACTGACGCATTCTCTCACTTTGGCTGAGACCTTGTTTGGATCCCCCACCTCTAGCTGACGCTGCGCCCCCGCTGTTAATGAAACCTCGCTCTTGGGTACGGTAGTTGGACATGAACCATTTGTACTTACGATCCCAGCTAATGTACTTTCTTCCCGAGGCTTGCCAATATTCACGGAACTCAATTTGTTCAGCGTCATGGTCTATCTCCTTTATGTTTGGAATTGCGTCTATCTCTGCGCGCAACTCTGGTGATGCAACCCAATCATCAGGCATATACACACCCGCCTTTCTCTTTGGTTTATGATTGGTTATTGATAGGTTACTGCCCACCTCAGAGACAGTGGTGTCTACCACAGAGACACCGGTGCCTCCCACATAGACACGGTATGTGCTTGAGTTGAACGCAGTAGGCATGCGTTTGATGTAACCACCATCGATTAAAAGATTTAGTTTCTTGGCTACTGTTGACCGACCCATGCCAGTACGTTTGGCAAGGGTAAAGGTACTAGGCCAGCACTCGCCTTGGTCATTGGCATAGTCACACAAAGTGACAAGCAACCACTTGGCAAGTGGATCCTTTATGTCGAGACGCATTGCGTCTGCCATCATACTAAACATTTGTTGCGATCATTACTCTTTGCTTGCGCCCACTGAGACCGGGCTGTTTGTCGCCAGTGTATTCGATCAAGCCCTTGCGTTCTAACGATGCAAACCTAGCAGTGACAGATGAATAGCTATCGATGCCATGCTCATTCTTGCAACGCTTGCGCACATCATCAGAGATGCAGCCATCGTAACAAGCTGACGCTGCTTCTCTTGTGTAATACTTGATGACATCAAGCACGATCTTTTCTAAGTGAGTAACATCAATGCTCTCGGCTGCTTCGATGCTGGTGATTGGTGCGTTAGCACGATAAAGATGTTCAGTCTGGGTATCCATTTAGCCCTCCTTGTATTGGCTATTGAATCGTTCGTATAATTTACGAACGGCTGGGTCATCGCTGCTTGCCGCAGCTTCAGCCAGCAATCGATTGATTAGCTGGCAATCGGCAAAGCGCAGCCAGACTGGGTAGCCTTCCGGCCTACCAAGCATGGCGCGTTCAATATAATCTGCTGTGTTTTTATAATGCTGCATATATGCACCAGTCTAATATATAATTGACAAGAAGCAAGCGTTAATGCAGTATGAATTGCGGCTTGTTAGTCTCCCATCGCCGCTAATAGTGATGTCGGCTGGCTATTCTTCTTCCCTCCTTGATAGCCAGCCGATTATTTTTCCAGCGATAGGGTTGCTGGCTTCAATACATATAAAGTTCGGCCCACTCTTTTGCTTGAGCAAATAGATGTCAGCCTCCTGTTCTTTATGTGTCTTGGATAAGAAGCTAAAGCCACGCCCTGTGGCTTGGTACTTGCTCTCAGCTATCAGAACTCCGGCTTTGGTTTCGATGCGGATGTCTCCGCTAAACTCTCCACCCAACTGTCCTGAGAGAGGTTGCCTTTTCGCTTTGGCACCGAACGAGGATAGCCATTCGACCCACCACTTTTCGTGATAGTTTCCTTTATTGCGCTGAGATGTTGCCATCGTTTTTCCTCATGGCATGAGACGCAGACCAATACCCCATGCCCATAGATTACATACCAAGGTGTGATGTCACCGCAGCCTTGGCATTTTTGTGAGTGGCCTGTCTTATTTGGTTTTGATTTCGACTTGCGCTTCAAGTGCATCCATCCAACAGATTAAAAGAAAGTTAGATGGCACTCGCTTGTACTGCTCCCACTTGTGGATCAGTGATGAAGCGCAGCCAATGCGGTCAGCTAATTCTTCTTGCGACCAGCCTCGGTCATGGCGCAGTGACACCAAGCCAGTAACTAATTGCTCCCAATTGTTACTGATTGCCTTGGGTTTGCTGTAATGCGTAAACTCTGATCGCATTCAGTACCTTTTCGGCAGTCGATAAACGCAAATCTTTACCAGCTATAGTGCGGTAGTATGTGCTAGTGGGTACACCAGACAACCTAAACGCTTGTAATAGATGGATGTTTGCTGCTTTAGATGCTGCTTCTAACTGTGATATATAACTCAACATGATACTAATCTACTGCATTTATGCAGGCTTGCGCAATAGCATTAGTAATGCAATACTGCATTAAGCTCTAATGACGGTTGATGTCTGGTACTGTATAAGTGCAGTAGGAGGTGTCATCAAATGGAAGACTACGAATCTAAAGCTATTCGTGTATGGATGAGATCAGTCATGCAAACACGCCAATGGTCTGCAAATAAATGGGCGACTATGGCGGGCACAAGCCCGACCAACATCACCCGCTTTTTAAACGGTGGCAAGTTTGTGCCATCGTCTAAAACGATAGGTAAGTTAAGTTACATTGCGGGATCAGCACCCTCACTATCACAAACTGCACCATTGGATGCGGCTTCAAGAACGATCACGCTGAAAGATCATCTTGAGAAAGATATAGGTGTCGTGACTGTGTATAATTTAACTGGTGATATAATTGCGTACAAATTTGATAGAGATTCTATAACCTATGGCATAAACCCAAATGATATAGTCGTTGCCCGCAAACAAAAGAAATTTGAAGACGCTAATGTAGTGCTGTTCTTCTATGAAGATCGTTTGCAATTAGGAAAAAAGATTGACGGTATGAATGCTGTGTATCAGACACGAAAGAACCGCACAGTCAGGCTTGCTGATGTGCGGCTCATTGGTAGGGTAGTTCAGATTGTTAAGAACCTAGACGATTAATGGTAAGCCCATCTGCTTTATAGTTCTGCGCAATTTTGTGAGCCACCTCATATCAACATCAATTTTATACTTAGCTTTTTTATATGCATGCATGACCGTTGTATGATCTTTTGATATAGCCTTTGCTATTTGAATATAGCTTTTGCTTGTGGTTTCCACTGCTAGAT